TAGTAACAAAAATAGGATTTTGGTTAAGTGTAATGGCAGGAACATTCGTAACAGTAATACTATATAATATTCTCTTGAGGTTTTTATGAAAAAAATTGTCGGTATCTGTGGGCTAATAGGACATGGAAAAGACACAGTTGCAGGTCATTTAATTGAAAACGGATTTCAACGAATTAGTTTTGCAGGAGTATTGAAAGATGCATGTGCAAATATATTTGGTTGGGATAGAATTCTTTTAGAAGGAAATACATCAGAGAGTAGAGTATTCAGAGAACAAGTTGATGAATGGTGGGCAAAGAGATTGAATATAGAAAACTTCACACCAAGATGGGCTTTACAACACGTAGGCACAGATGTATTCAGAACACATTTTCATCCTGATATATGGGTAGCGGCTTGTGAAAGACAAGTTGAAATGGCAGATAAAAATGTCGTTATTTCTGATTGTAGATTTTATAATGAGTTAGATGTTATTAAAAGATTAGGTGGAAAAACTACAGTAGTATGGAGACATAATAAACCAGAGTGGTGGGACAATGCCTGCAAGACCAATCAAACAAAATCAGATAATATGTTAAATCCAATGAATAGATACCCAAATGTACATAAAAGTGAGTACAGTTGGGCTGGTTGGGATTTTGATATAGAATTTGACAACTCAGGTGACTTAGAAAATCTCTATAGTCAAGTTTCAGACCTATTGTCTACGTAGTTAACTCAAAAAGCACCCTTTTTTCTCCATTTTCGATAAATAGTAGTAACAATTACATAATTGTTTATTAAGTAATTAAGAAAAAGGAGAAACAGAATGCCTACATTAGTATCACCGGGCGTGTCAGTTACAGTAGTTGATGAATCGCAATATGCGGCGGCTACTCAAGGTACACTTCCACTAATAGTTGTTGCAACTGCAACAAACAAAACAGACGCATCTGGTTCAGCTATAGCTTCTGGAACATTGGCTCAAAATGCCGGTGTTGCATATCTTGTTTCTTCACAACGAGAATTAGTTGAAACTTTCGGAGAACCTAAGTTCTACGAAGTTGGCGGATCGGTTGTGCAAGGAGCAGAGACTAGTGAATATGGATTATTGTCTGCTTATCAATACTTAGGAGTTTCAAATAACGCCTATGTAATGAGAGCAAACATTGACCTAGCACAGTTAGAAGCTACAACATCTGAACCTGCAGGCGCAATTACAGCCGGCACTTATTGGCACGACACATCATCTTCTGCTTTTGGAATATTTAAACATGATGGCTCAAATTGGGTCGCATATACACCAAAAGTTTTAATAGATGCACCTGGAACAGGTAATGTCGAAGCCATTAACGCGGACGGTTTTGCGTCACCAACAAACACATATGGTTCAGCTGGCGAAATCGCAATCGTTGCCTCAACCGCAAAAATCACTTACTGGGAAAAAGTTGGTGTTAACTGGGTCGTATTAGGCGACACAGGATCATCAGATTTCCAATTTTCAAGATTTGCACCTACAAGTCAGTCAGACGGAACAACTCCGTTATCGACTGGAAACGTTTATGTACGTTTAACAACACAAGGTGGAGGACTTGATTTAGGAGTTTCAGTATATGATGCAACATCAGGATTATTTACGGCAGTTCAAGCACCATTATATTCTACAGATGACTTAGCAAGTGTTGATTTAATCGATGCTGGCGATGTATATGCTAGATATAATGCAACAAAAGGATTTGTTGAACTACGTAGACATACAGGTAAAACAGAAACAACAATCACATCAGATGCAATACCAAGTACAACATCTATCACTGCTGATTTTACAGTAGAAGGCGCACAATTTCAACCAAATGCATCTACACTTGATGCATTAGTCATTCAAATGCAGTCAAGTTCAGCATTGAACACTGCAAATGTAAATGTTGAAAAAGTTGGAACAAACAAAATTAGATTTACAAAAACAGATGGTCAAGAACTAAACGTAGTTTTTGCATCAGGTTTTGGTGCTTTAGGTTTTGCAGTTTCAGATAACTCTGATAGTGTTTGGGGTGATTTATCATATGAAGCCAAAGATACAACACCAACAGGTGATGTAGCAGATGGTACTTTATGGTACAATCCAGACCTAAAGATTGAAATTTTAAAAAATACATTTGACGGTACGAACATGGTATGGCAAAGACATGCATGGTCAGAAGATGCAGATGGTTTACTAGGACAAGAACTACAATTACGTACTGGTATGCCAACTACTCGTAAAGATGGAACAACTCCATTACAATCGGGTGATATCTGGGTCGATGGCGATGAAATGCCTTATCCAGCAATCTATGTTTGGTCAGGTGCCGCATGGGTGAAATTAGATAATGCAGACCAATCATCAGTTAATGGTGTTGTGTTTGGACATTATTCAGACGAAGCTCCATTCGATGCCGCAGGTGCATTCAATAGCAGAACACCTCACACAATGACACCAAACGCAGAATTGTATCCAGAAAACATGTTAATGGTTAACATGGATTATTCTACATATAATGTTAAAAAATACGTAAGCAACAAATGGGAATGGGCATCAGGTTCAAACTTAGATGGCTCAGGAAAATTCGGTGCAGATGCACAACGTCACATGGTTGTGGAAGCTATGCAGGCGGCAGTCGCAGGTAATGATGGTATACGTTCAGAAGCCGTATACTTCAACTTGATTGCATCACCAGGATACCCAGAGTTGATGGACGAAATGATTGCTCTAAACAAAGATAAGAAAGAAATCGCATTTGTTATTGGTGATACACCACTAACATTAAAATCAGATTCTACTTCTCTTAAAAATTGGGCAACTGACAATGTTCCTGCAGAAACATATGCAGGTGTTTATTACCCACATGGTCTATCTACAGATTTATCAGGTAATGATGTTGTTATTCCTTCATCGGCAGTGGCACTACGTACTATTGCATTTTCAGACCAAGTATCATTCCCATGGTTCGCTCCAGCAGGATTGACACGTGGTGTAGTAACTAACGCAAGTAGAGTTGGTTATGTAAATGATGAAAATGAGTTTACACAAGTTAAACTAAGCAATGGTCAAAGAGATGTTTTATACACAAGTCGTGTGAATCCAATCGCAGACCTACCAAATCAAGGTCTAGTAGTTTATGGTCAAAAAACAACACAGGCATTTGCATCAGCACTTGACCGTATTAATGTTGCAAGACTAACAAACTATATGCGTTTCAATTTGGATCAACTATCTCGTGGTTTCTTATTCGAACAAAATGATAAGATTACACGTGATAACATGCGTGATGCAGTAGAACGTTTCTGTGGTGAACTAGTTACAAACAGAGGTTTATATGACTTCTTAGTAGTTTGTGACGAGTCAAACAACACACCAGCACGTATCGATAGAAATGAACTATACGTTGATGTAGCAATTCAACCAGCTAAATCAGTAGAATTCATCTATATCCCACTACGTATTAGAAATACAGGTGAATCTCTAGCATAATTGCAGAGAAACTAACAAATTTATTAAAGCCCCTTAGAAATAAGGGGCTTTTTTATTAACTACAACTTTAATTCCAAACATAATTGATAAATACTCTTATAAACGAAGAAGTTTCGAAACTTTTTAGGAGACAAAACAATGGCAAGAACATTAAATACTTTCGGTGTACCTACAGATTCCGGTGATGGAGTTACTGGATCAGGTATTCTACAGCCAAAACTGAATTATCGTTTCCGTGTACAAGTTGCAGGTTTCGGTGGTGTCGGTACAAACACTACTGAGTTCACAAGACAAGTTATGAACGTAACTAGACCTAAAATCACTCACGAATCAATTCCAGTAGATTCATATAACTCTCGTATGTATATGATGGGTAAACACACTTGGGAACCTATCACAATTACTTTACGTGATGATATAGCTAACAACTTAACAAAACTAGTTGGTAGACAAGTACAATCGCAGTTAAACCACAGAAATCAAGCTGGTCCGGCGGCAGGTACTAACTATAAGTTTTCTACACTAATTGAAATCTTAGATGGTAACTCAGGTAACCCTAACGAACAATGGCAACTTGAAGGTTGTTTCGTTCAGAATGCAGATTATTCACAATCAGATTACTCAGTTTCAGATCCAGTAACAATCGTACTTACATTACAATACGATAACGCGGTATTCACTGATACTGATATTATGCCTGATACAACGTTTACAAATAATTCAAGCATTCTTGGTTAATTTGGGGTAAGCTAATATGGCTAATACCAAACAAGGTGGACAGAATAAGCAAGGTAATATTGTCGTTCAAGACAATAAAAATGCTATAAAAAGATTTGGGTTCGGCGGCGTCGGACCCATTACTCTCGCCCCTAAAACGGGTGATATGTTTTACCTTGAGTTTCACGACTCACAGCCTGTAGATGGCAATAAAAAACTTCCATTCAATAGATTTGCAAAAGGCGTAAGTGGTATTTCAGTTGCTACAACGACCATTCCAGTAGATAGATACGGAAAACGTGTTTATATTCCTACACGTGTAGACTATCCAGAAGTACAATTATCAATGTATGATGTAATTGATGGTGCCATGTTTGGCTTTGCTCAAGGATTATATGAACAATTTTTCAGAAATGGAACAATGAAAACTGACTCAGCAAATATTGAACAATCAATAAATGCAGATCCAGACACAGTTCAAGGAAGAAAATTTTCAAGTAAAGGAAAAGCATTTCATAATAGTTTAGAGAAAATAGTTGTTTTTCATTTCTTTGGTAATATTGATGGAACTACAGACCAAGGAGATCCTCGTAACGAAAGTCAAAATACAAAGAATGATAGAACGGTTCCAAGGTCTGGAGCAATACAAAAAATTGAATTGATTAATCCTATTGTATCTAACATAACGTTTGGTCCTAGTGACTATGCAGATGGACAACTTAGAACTATCGAAATTGCAGTACAACCAGAAAATATTGTATTCGGTTCAGTATCAGAAGAAGTAACATTCCCACGTTGGTTAATGGATGGTTTACCACTTGAAGTAGAAACTGCTATAAGTGATGTAGACGGTGGAAATTATTCTACAGCCAAAACTGAATTTTTAACAGATGCATTAAATGAATTAATTCAAAAAAGTCAGTTTGATCCTGATCCAATGGATTTAGAATCTGAACTTTATCTAAAAAGATTTAATGGACAGTCAATACCTTCACAAACTACTGTAGCACAAAATAACCTTGTAAATCAACAAAAATTAGATGAGTTAACAAAACTTAATAATAAATTAGCTATCTCGGCAACTACAAGTCCAGATGCGGATGGGGCGGCTGATTTAATTAGACAAGAAATACAAGAAGCTATTTCAAGACATAATTTTATAGAGGCAGTTCCAACAGAACCTAGATTTACAGATCCTTTTGTTCCAGAAACAAAATATCCTCAAGTAGCAGATTTTACTAATTTAGGTAATACATATGATGGTGGTACACAAAGATATGGTGGTAGTAATTTAGGTGGAGCAATAAAAGGTGAATTAATAAATGCTTTCTTCAATGGAAGAAGTATAAATTGGGGTAACATAAGAGATTCAGCGGCACAAGGAATACTAGGAAATACTAATATAGGTACTTTACAGAATTTAGGTAGAACATCTCAAAGTAGATTTGGTATCGCAGGCGATTTAATCAGAGATGGCATTCTTAAATCAGGAACTGCTAGTGGTGGTCAAATACAAACTACAACTGTTCCTTCAAATATAAATGCTAACTCTACAAGCACAGTTTTAAACAATGCACAATCAAGTATTGCTAATTTAAAAAATTTAACAAATGGGATTAGATAATGGCGTTTGATATTGATGTACTAAAAGCTAAACTAACAAAAAAAGGTTTCACAGATGAGAAAGCTACTTTGTTTGCTAGAGAGTTAACCAATACTGCAAGAGCATATGGTCTAAATCCATATTCATTAGTCGATGAAGTCAGTCCAGATTTCAAATTAAATGACTTAGGATCATTCGTAATTAATAGCACTTTGCGATTTGGTTATCAAGTAGGTAAAGTAAAACCTCAAAAACCAAATAAATATGTCGCAAGGGCTATAATTGAATGAGACAAAAATATCATCAAGGAAAATATACTATAAAAAACCCACAGAAGTATTCTGGTAAGGGTGAACCTACCTTTAGAAGTAGTTGGGAATACACTTTCATGAATTTTTGTGATGATAATCCAAGTGTGGTTGCTTGGGCTAGTGAACCTTGCAAGATAACATATCAAAACCCATTGAACGGAAAAGTAACTGCATATGTTCCTGACTTCATAATAGTATATATGGATAAAAAAGGAAATAAGAACGCAGAATTAGTAGAAATTAAACCATCAACTCAATCTAATCCAGACCTTGCAAGAAGACGTACGGATAAAATATCAGTTGTAAAGAATTATGCTAAATGGGATGCGGCAACTTCTTGGGCTAAGAAAAGAGGTATGCGTTTTCGTGTTCTTAATGAAGGTGATATCTATCAAAATGCTAGAAAACCCAAGCCTGTTAAACGAAGAAAAAAGTAATGTTAGAAGTTAATATAAATAGAATAATGAAAGGTATTAACTGATGACTAAGAAACTAGAAGAAACGTTTAATATATCTAATGATGAAGAACAAGACAGTAATGAAGAAAATACTCCTACTATCGAAGAATCTCAAGAAATAACAGAATTATTAAATACCGAAATCGAAAATACTGAAAAAATCGATGCGGCCTTACCCGTAGTTACAGACTTAAATGAGCATGATAGAGAAATGGACGATATTCATGCTAAAGCATTGAAAACATTTGAAGATTTATTACAATTAGGTATGAATGTCGAAGTACATGCAGGTGCAAAGATACTAGAAACTGCAAATCAACTGCTAAAAACTGCAAAAGAGGCAAAAGATAGTAAGGTAGATAGAAAGTTACGTATGATTAATCTTCAATTACAGAAAGCAAAGCTGGATCATCAAAAAGACAGGGATACCGGCAAATCTGATGAAGAAATCACTGCGGAAGGTACATTAAACATCGATAGAAACGAATTATTGAAAAGAATCGCCTCTGCACAGAAGATTGCAGACGAGGCCACTAAAAAAAGTAAGTAAAAAGTAACAAAAATGATAAATAAGATTATACGTTGGAGTACAACATGAAAAGTTTTAAAGAATTTTTAACAGAATCAGAAAAAGAGCATAAAATGACTCTACGTTTTTGTTGTGATATAGATGAGAACGCAGAAGATAGAATTGAAAAGTTTTTAGGCAAATACGATTTAAGAAATATGTCTAAAACATCAAAAACACCTATCTCTAAAAATCCTATGTTCTTCAAAGATGTAGAAAATTCAGAAGTATGCAAGATTGATGTTGTTACAGGTTATCCTGTATCAGCCGATATCTTACGTCAACAATTAGCAGACCAATTATGTCTACATATCAAACATGTTGCAGTACATCCTGAAGGATGGGAACCAACAGAGGAAGAAGATAAAGACGAAAACAAAGAACCTTTACTTACTTCCGAAGAAAAATCAGAATCAGATGCAGGTAAAAACTATGGACGTACATTTATCGATGATTTCTTAAAAACTCTAACTCCAAAAGAATTAGAAGCAAAAGAAAACGAATTAAGTCCAAAAGAAAAAAGAGATCCAGCACCTGAACAAATGGATAAGGAAGAAAAGTCAAGTCCTTCTGTTATCTCAGGAGATGAAAAATGAGTAAGCATTACAATTTAACTGTTACTGATGATAATGGTAAGTCAGTTACTACTTCAAATACAAGCACAGAGCATTCAGACGAAATTTTACGTATGATGCACTTAGCAGGTATGCAGGACGCATCATGTTATGATGAAAGCATTGAAGAAAACGAATACCAACCAACACCAGCTAACGATAAATTAGATTTAGATGATTATTCAAAAAAATCAGGCGAAAGTATTCCAAAACAAAAGAAAAGTTTAGATAAAGCACCTTCAAGAGGTGATAATCCATTAGAATATTCTTTAGACGAAAATGAAATCTTTGAATCTTTAATGAATGAGTTTGAAGAAGTAGAAGAAGGTAAACTTAACCCAGGTCTTCAAGCATACTTAGATAAGAAAAAAGGTAAAAAAGACGATAAAGAAGATAAAGAAGATAAAGTAGAAGAAAAGAAAGCAAAGCCTGACTTTGCTGATATTGACAAAGATGGCGATAAAAAAGAAACAATGAAAAAAGCGGCTAAAGATAAAAAAGAAAAAGCTAATGAATCTATTGAAGAAGGTTTTGAAATAGATGAAGTAAAAGCAATCTTAGCCAAACATGGTGTATCAAATATAGATGATATGGAACTTGATGGAGAACTATATCAAGACTTATTTGATTACTATTCAGATGAAATGCCTTATGGTACACAAAAAGCTAGAGACGGAGATCCAATGGAATACATCATGATGAAATTAGATGACCTAGGTCTAGCAGAAAGTCAAAAAAATTCCGAAGAAGTAGAAGATACAGGCTTACAATCTGAATTAGATAGATTACAAAAATTAGCAAACATCCAAAAAACAAGTTCAGATGAACAAGTTGATGAAGTTGAAATTGATGAATCTGATGTTAGAAAGAAATATAAGGGCAAAGAACAAGAAGCCGTTGATATGATGATAATGCGTGATGATATTGATGATGTACAAAAAATGCATGATAAAGATCCTGAAAAATTTGATGCAATGGTGAAAAAAATGTCTAAAGGTATCGAAGAAGGTATGAGCATTGATGAAGTAGTTCAATTAGCAATACCAGTAGCAAAAGCAGTCGGTGGTGCATTGTTGAAAAAAGGCATCAAAGGTGCGGCGGCACGTGCTGGAGCAGGTGCAGTTGCTAATAAGATGATGTCTAAACCATCTTCAAACGTACAATAATCTTTACAATTCAATAAATTATAAAAGAGCAGGCATTTTGTCTGCTTTTTTTATGCATAAATATAATTAAATGAGTATTTAATTATGGCAGATTTAACCAAAAAAGCATACCAAAAAACACAGTTTAGTAATCAACAATTACTGGAATTCAGTAAGTGTGCAAATGATCCTTTTTATTTTTTAAATAGTTACTTTAAGATTCAACATCCTACAAAAGGTAGTATGACATATGATGCTTATAAGTTTCAAAAAGGTTTATTGCATTCTTATCACAATTATAGATTTTCTATTTCCATGCTTGGAAGACAAATGGGAAAATCTACAACTGCGGCTGGTTATCTATTATGGTATGCAATGTTCAATGCTGACCAAACTATTTTAATTGCGGCACACAAATATTCAGGTGCCCAAGAGATTATGCACAGAATTAGACATGCATATGAATTATGTCCCGACCATATCAGAGCAGGTGTAACAAGTTATAACAAAGGAAGTTTAGAATTTGATAACGGTTCACGTATTATTGCACAAGCAACTACTGAAAATACAGGTCGTGGTCTTTCAATTTCTTTATTATACTGTGATGAGTTTGCATTCGTAAGACCTAATATTGCAAAAGAATTTTGGACATCAATATCTCCTACTCTAGCAACAGGTGGTAAAGCTATTATAACTTCAACACCAAATTTAGATGATGACCAGTTTGCAATGATATGGAGTGGTGCAAATAAAAAGATAGATGAATATGGAAACGAAAAAGAAACAGGAATAAATGGTTTTAAACCCTTCAAAGCAATATGGGACGAACACCCTGATAGAAATCCTGAATGGGCTAAAGAAGAAAGAACACGTGTTGGTGAAGAAAGATTCTTACGTGAACATGAATGTCAGTTTATTGCATTTGATGAAACACTTGTCGATAGTATAAAACTTTCTCATTTAAAAGGTAAAGAACCAATTCACAAAACAGGACAAGTGAGATGGTATGAAAAAATTAACAAAAATTCTACTTACGTTATTGGACTTGACCCTGCCATGGGTACTGGAGGAGATTATTCAGCAATCGAAGTCTGGTCTTTACCAGAATTAGTACAAGTAGCAGAGTGGCAAAGTAATCGTACAGATGTTAGAGGTCAAGTAAAAACAATGCACGATATATTATCTATTTTAAATGATGAAATGAAAGAACTTGGTGCTAATAATCCAGAAATATATTGGTCAGTAGAAAATAACTCATTGGGTGAGGCGGCTTTGATTGTAATTGATGAAATGGATGAAGATAAATTTCCAGGTGAGTTTTTACATGAACCTAAGAAACGAGGAATACAAAAAGCAATAAGAAAAGGGTTTACAACATCATACAAAACAAAAATTACTGCTTGTATGAAGATGAAGTCTTGGATGGAAAGTGATAAAATGGTACCTCTGAGTAGAAATTTAATCAGAGAGTTAAAAACATTTATAGCAAAAGGCAAAAGTTTCGAGGCAAAACTAGGGGAAACAGACGATTTGGTATCTGCAACACTTTTATGTATACGACAAATACAAGTAATATCACGATTCGATGAAGATTTTATGGAAACATTAGGAGAATCGTTGGATAGTGAAGATAATTACAATGACCCTCTTCCTGTGATAATTTGATAAATACATCTATAAGGAATTTATACAATGGCTGTGAATTATTCAACAATAGCAGAAAAAATAATGCGTTATATTCAAGGAAATGGTCTTTCTTTGAAAATGTTTGATTCTGAGAATGGTAAAAGTGTGTCTAATCCAGATGATGCACGATTTTTTTACATCGATGAACCAAATATGATGGTATCAATAGATGAATCTTCAAAAGAAGTAAAACTTCATTTTGGTGAAGGTGTAGATATTGATAAACCAAAAGCAGAAAAAATTATGAACAGTCTTAAAAATCTTTCACGTGAGTATATGTTAGATTTCGATGTTAGGTCTTTTGGCAAACATATCGAACCAAAAAACTATGCTTATAAATTAGATAAAAATAAGGAGCAGACTATGAGTGATGTATTCAATGAAGGTATGTCAAAATTAGAAGGATCTTCACGTACTAGTCGCCAGACACTGGAAAATGTAAGACTAATCGTCAAACACCGTGCGCCAGTAAACGAGGAGCAACGTGGAGCACGTTCTCGTAACATTTCATCAATATTTGTTGAAAATGCAGAAGGTGAACGTTTCAAGTATCCGTTTAAACATTTAAATGGTGCAAGAGCAATGGCGAGACACGTATCACATGGTGGTGTACCTAGCGACATGGTGGGTGAATCGATTATAGAACTATCATCAAACTTATCAAAATTAAAAGAGTTTATGAATGTTGTTAACAGACAATCTCTAGTTAACGAAAGCAATCGTTCAGTTGTACTAAACGTAAAACGTAGAATGGAATCAATTAAAGAATCTATTAAACGTGTCCAAGGTGCAAAAGGATATCAGGCGTTTGTTGAAAAATTAGCAATCAAAGAAACAGAAGAAAACAAACCAAATGAGATTACAGAAGATACAGTAGATAATTATGTTAAGAAATTTACAAAAACAACTTTTGAAGAATCATTAAGAGATGTTTTACCGTTAATTCATCGTGTAAATGAAGAAGAAATGGAAGATAATCGCATGAACCAAATTCAATCAGTAATGAGCATAATTACTGCAAAGGATAAAAAATCAGGCGATAAGATGAATCGTATCTACTTCCCAGCACGTACTGATGGTTTTGATTTTGATAAAATTAAAAAACAATATGCAGAACCTCGTTCTAAGGACGAAGCAGAAGAACAAAAGAAAATGAAACTTGCTCTACAAGTTGATGATTTAGCACACCGTGTAGATGTTGATGCTAAAGACGATAAGAAACGTAAAAACAAAGGTCATGATAGAGCGGCGGAGTTATCAAACTTCTTAGGTGATGTTGCAGATGATATTCGTAATGGTACAAATTTATCAAAAGATAAATTAAAACTTGCAGGATATTTAATGAAATTATCAAAAACTTCTATGGAAGGCACAGAAGTTGTAAAACAAAATATTGAAGAACAATTCGATTCTATGTTATCAGAAGCATTTTCGAAGTTTGAAATCCCAGCATAATCTTCAAAAAATTCAATAAAATAGGGGCGTTTAGGCGCCCCTTTTTTTACCCACAAAAAAATTTCAAAAAATTCGTATTTAACGCTTGACTTTGCATTAAAAGATAAGTATACTTAGTACATGTTTGAATATATTTTTGTAATATGTACTCAGGCTAATATAAAACTAATACAGGCTAATATAGGAGAAATATAATGGCAACTTTAGCAGAAATACGTGCAAAACTTCTTGCACAAGACTCAAAATCGGCAGACAATGCCAACGCAAATCGTGGGGTAGACGCAATCTATCCTTTCTGGAATATGGATACTGATTCAACATCAGTTATTCGTTTTCTCCCAGATGCGGATCAATCAAATACATTTTTCTGGCGTGAACGTCAAATTATCAAGATGCAATTCCCTGGTGTAAAAGGTGGGGACGAATCTAAACCAGTTACTGTACAAGTTCCGTGTGTGGAAATGTGGGGTGACACGTGTCCAGTTCATGCTGAGATACGTCCTTGGTTCAAAGATCCATCAATGGAAGACATTGGAAGAAAATATTGGAAGAAACGTTCTTATATTTTCCAAGGTTTCGTTGTTACAGATCCAATGAACGAAGAAACTCCTGAAAATCCAATTCGTAGATTTGTAATTGGACCACAAATTTTTAAACTTCTAAAATCTGCACTTATGGATCCAGATATGGAAAATCTTCCAACTGATTATGATGCAGGCACAGATTTTCGTTTAACAAAAACTCAAAAAGGTCAATATGCTGACTATTCAACTTCAAATTGGGCACGTAAAGAACGTTCTCTAAACGAAGATGAACGTAAGTCTATTGAAACTCATGGGTTATTTGATTTAAATGATTTCATGCCAAAACGTCCTAATGATGAAGAACTACGTATCATTATGGAGATGTTTGAATCATCAGTTGATGGTAACTTGTATGATCCAGAGAAGTTTGGTTCTTATTATAAACCATATGGTTTGGATGTGGGTAATACAAAATCAACTCCAAAAACAGAGGCAACTAAAACTACAACTGTATCTGCTCCAGTTCAAGAAACTGCACCAGCACAGGCTCCTGCTCCAAAGGCAGAAGTAAAAGCTGAACCAGTAATGGCTGAGGCAAAAGCACCAGTATCTGCTAGTGCAAATGGTGGTAGCACAGATGCCGCTGATATCCTGGCGATGATTAGAAATCGTAAATCTGATTAAATCATCAATTAACTTAAGAGGGAGGGCAACCTCCCTCTATTATAAAAGGAGTAAAAGATGCCAAGAGCATTTGATGTAAGTAAATTTAGAAAAAGCATAACAAAATCGGTACCCGGTGTTAGTGCAGGATTTCGTGATCCAGATACATGGGTATCAACAGGTAACTACTGTTTAAATAGGTTAATCTCTGGAAACTTTCAGAAAGGTATTCCATTGGGTAAAGTCACAGTACTAGCAGGCGAAAGTGGTGCAGGCAAATCATTTATTGCGGCTGGTAATATTGTTAGACATGCTCAAGAACAAGGTATATTCGTAATTCTTATTGATAGTGAAAATGCACTAGATGAAAAATGGCTACATGCGTTAGATGTAGATACAAGTGAAGATAAGCTATTGAAATTAAATGTAGCAATGATTGATGAAGTTGCTAAAATTATTAGTGATTTTATGAAAGGGTATAAGGAAGATTATGCCGATAAAGACGATGAAGAACGTCCTAAGATTTTATTCGTTCTTGATAGTCTTGGTATGATGTTAACACCAACAGATGTTGACCAATTTAATAAAGGTGATATGAAAGGTGATATGGGTCGTA